AGCGCGTAGCGCTCTCTTTATGATGGTTTATCTGACCGTAGAGCGCGTAGCGCGATCAATGTCATAGAACCATCCAGATAGCTATAAGTTATAATTCAAGGACATGAACCTAGCCAGTAACTCCAGTTAATGGACAAGGACATGGATCGAGCCAGTAACTCCAGTTAATGGACAAGGACATGGTTATAACTGATAAGAAAAAGTTTATTATAGAAAAAAAATTTTATCTGGCTAAGTATAGACACTAGTCTTACTTAAGAAATGCCAGCAAGAAAACAACCAGTTAAACGAAGGACTAATTTGAAACCGAAGCGTAGAACCGCTGGAGGTAAAGGGGCTTACTATATATCCGGAGGAGCCTACGGACGAGCAAGACTACCAGGTCTTGGTAAGTTTGGAGCTGCTCTTAATGCCGGATATTCTAATGGTATAGTAAGCGCCCCTCAATTATCCGGTTTAGGGGCTTATCAATTATCTAACATTAGACATAATGTATTAATTAAGCCAGATATTCCTCAGATGATGAACGCCATATATATGGAGGGTGGGACCATTATTCGTCATCGAGAATATCTAGGACCTATAACAACCGCTTTAACTGCAAACACTTTCAAGATTCAATCTTATGCCTTACAACCGGCACAAGATGAATCTTTTCCATGGTTATCTCAGATTGCGGCCTCATACGAAGAATATAAACCTAATGGTATTATGTATGAGTTTCGATCTACTGCCTCAGACGCTATAGCGTCATCATCTAACCTCGCCCTTGGACAGGTTATGTTATGTACTCAGTATGATCCTACTGATCCAGAATTCGTCAATGATGTTCAATTATTGAACTATTCATGGGCGCAATCTGGTAAAGTATCGGATAATATTCAACATTATGTTGAATGTGATCCTAAGCAATCACCATTAAGCCATTTATATACCCGTAATGGATCTGCCGCCTCAGAGTCTGATTTAAGATTCTCTGATTTTGGTAGATTTTCAATAGCTACTAGCGGCCTACAAGGGACAGATGTCCAGATCGGTCAATTATGGGTCACATATGAATTTATATTCTATAAACCAAAATTACCTGTTAATTCTGCTGTAGCCGGAGGATTCTTTCATTATCATAATGACAACAACGTCAGTACTAATCAACCTTTAGGTGATGCTGTTGATGCTACAATTGATCCTGAGAGTAATTTAGACATAACTATAATTGATAGTTATGCGCCATCAACACCTGACGCTGCTGTAGAATTCTTACCAGCAAGCCAGCCTCAGTCATACATGGTTACATGGTCATATTTTGGGACATCTACTGCCTCAGTCGTATCGCCGAGCTTAGGATCAACAGTAGATCCAGGTATCCAGTTTATTAATTACAATTACAATAACACTGATCCTACCATAGACAATCCAGCTGCTACTGCGACTACGACTCAATGTTGTGTCGTATCGTGGATTACAGTAGCTGGAGATGGACTAAAACACACATTAGTATTAAGTCCTGGAGTAATTCCTGGGACTGCTAGTGTTGATTTATACATCTGTCAAATACCGTATCTTGATCCCGCTTTATACCCTTAAAGCCCTTATTAAGATACTTTCTTATCAATTGAATTATTTATAGGTTATAGAAGATCCGACATCGGTTATCACCCCCGAATAAGACCGGGTCATCAACATGACCCCGGTCTTTTGAGGGGGGGATCACCAAATGATGGAGCATCGATATAACCGTTAAATAAATAATTCAATCCATAAAATGGGTGAGTGTCGCCGGGTGATCCGGCGATGCGAACACCCTTAAGATGAAAAAAAATAATTATATATAAGAATAAAAATTATCTAGATAAATTATTTTCTGTGTCCATATATATAGACAAAAATGGTAGCAAAGAAGAACATCAAATCACAAGCGAAGAAACCCTCTATCTTACACGAACCAGATATCAATGATACTGTCCGTGTAATAGAGAAGGTCGATGATGAAAAACAACATACGATTGCTTGTACTGGATATGATTTTCGAATAAGCGAAACATATGAGAATAAAAAATTATCGGTTCAAGATATCCGTGATATGTTACAAGGTATAGCTCAACATTACGTCTTTCAATTGGAGAAAGGAGAACAAAATGGATACATCCATTATCAGGGTAGAATGAGATTAATCAAGAAAACTACATTGAATCATCTCAAAAGTTTATTTAGAAATAAAGAAACATGTATTCTACCTAACTGGCTCAAACCTACAATTAAAGGCGAATATACCAAGAAAACCTTTAACTATCAAATAAAAGAGGATACTAGACTTGAAGGACCATATACTGATAAAGATGTTTTAGAAACAGATGATAGTAAATTATCTTTAGAGTTTTTATCAAAGAAATACGATGTATTAATGCACCTAACATCAGAAGAAGCTCTATATCCATACCAGAAGAAAGTAAGAGACTCTGGTTTAATGTCCAATAGAGATTTACGTTGTATAGATATATTATATGATAATAGAGGATACCAAGGTAAATCTACTACTAAGGACTATATGGATATAACAAAGAGAGCTGTAATAATACCTCCTACTGGTGATTCTATAAAATTAATGGAGGCTGCGTATTGTATGCTCTATACTCGTATGCAAGAGATTGAATTAAAACCTGGTGAAATATTTAGACCAGGTGTAATAATAATCGACATACCAAGAGCTATCAAAACAGCCGAATTATATTCATTTTACGGAGTATTAGAACAACTAAAAGGAGGTATAGCTTATGATTTTAGAAATAAATTTAGACGTATTAGGTTTCAACCACCAAGGATATGGGTATTTACAAATACTCTACCACCTGAGAATTGTTTATCAGAAGATCGTCTTAGGATCTGGACGATAAACAAAGATAAGGATCTAGAAGTATATGTAAGAGAACCAAATCCTGTTGATAAATCTAAAGATGATTTACAATCTAATCTCAATTATTTAGAAGAAATAAATGATCGAAACAAAAATATGTCCAGATAATGGTCTATATGGACATATATGTCCATATGATTTTACATAGATTACGTTATATAACAACCATATAACGTAAATGTCCAGATGTCCAGATATTACGATATAATATATATAGCAACTAATAAGACCTTTTTTAGCTAGTTCTTCCAGACACCGTAGCGTGTCGCCTAAAAAAGGTCACCCTTTTAATGTCCATTTAAATGGACCCTTAAAAGCCGACCGTCCCGGCTTTCAGCCGAGGATAAATCGCGAGTAACACCGCGACGGTCGAATAGTTGTTAGGATTATAGTATCCGTAACACACATTTTCATCTTTATGAAACACCCGTTGGACCTATCTGACCGAAGAGCGCGTAGCGCTCTCTTTATGATGGTTTATCTGACCGTAGAGCGCGTAGCGCGATCAATGTCATAGAACCATCCAGATAGCTATAAGTTATAATTCAAGGACATGAACCTAGCCAGTAAC